GGTGTTTATAAAAACTTATGAAAGTTACAAACGGTTCTCCACGAAAGTGACATGGACTAACGTAGGAGAACTATAAACAGGAGATTAAGAGAAATAGGAAACACCAACCGAAAGGTGTAACCAATTACGCAGAAGAATACGTAGCAACTTGATTAGATCCTTTGATCAAAGATCGCAGGGACTTAGCAAGGGGAGTTGGATAAGGAATATCAATAGGCTTAGTTCGCAAATGAGGAACAGAGCTATCAATAATATCTTCAGAAAGAGGGAGAAGGACATGTTTCATATCCACATCAGGAGATGGAGAACGAGTATGTGAATCATACGGTCCGCGTTTATACTCAAGAGGAGTGGTCTTTGAATCCATACGAGTATAGAAAAAGAGACAGGGGGAACACCCAGCGTGTCAAAATTAGTAGGTAAGGAAATAATAAAGAGATCACCAGAGGTCAACGTATTTGCACCATTGGTGCCACCAGCAAGGGTAAGACTGCCTCCATCAACTATGGAGAGGAAGCATACCCAAGTGGTACCACCATTATCATTATAAAGTAATAAATTGATTTGATTGGTGAAATAAGCAGAAGGTTGACCCAATCCGAAAGCAGGAATAGGAGTTACAGAACTAGTAGAAGTAGTGGTGTAAAAGTTGGCTTGAACAAGAGAACCGGTAGAGGTTTCTGCAGCGCAATAAATCACGCAGACTTTACCAGTAAAACCAACAGGCCAATTAATCGTATCCAAACCAGAACCAGAGCCGACTGCAGATAGGGTGGTACCCATATCTGAATCTTGGGTCAGTATTCCAGGACTAGTAACAGATCCGAAAAATTGGGGACCACCAGGTTGCATACCAAAAGGTGAAGCAATTGGAAGAACATAGTGGTCATAAACATCGACGGTAGAGCCGAGTTTAGGCTTAAGGAGAGTGACATCATAAGTAATCCACAACTCACCAATGTTGGTAGACGCGCCTTGCGTACCAACAGTGGCGATATTGAAATTACACCAATCATACAACCGAAGATCACCAGTAGTAACTGGCCCAGGGCGCGTGTACAAAACGGAGGTTGGAGTCTCCATTTTAGCACACTCGATAGGATGTAGAAGGTGAAGAGATGGTTTCGTACTGCACGTATACTGGGACTGTTCCATTTGGAATTTATTAATAAATGGAGGGTCAAGAACATTATAGTTGGACGACATAACAACAGTTCCAGCAGCGGTATTAGTAGACGAAATAGCATTATAAGAATTAGATTTGAATTCAAAGAGACACCCATTCAACTTATACTCCTGATAATTCTCAGCAGAGGCGGCAAGCCACGGAAAAGAACTAGTGAGAGCAGGTTGAACAGGAATGGTTTGGATTTTAAACGCACCAGCAACATCCGAAGTGATAACATCGAATAGAAATTCACGATGAATCACACGGGTGCCGCTGGTTAAATTCATGAAGGCAGGGAGAGGGTCAGTAACAAGCGAATTGCGATTAACTTTATAGTCACCAAAGCCAGTGACCTGTCGAAACAGGCGACCAGCTTCAGCGCCAACACGCCCTATTGAAGGGCTAAAGACATTTCCAATACGTTGTCCAAGGCGGACAGCAGAAAAGGATTTAGCTTTACGCTTGACTTTAGGTTTGACCCCCTTCGGTTTAGAAGGAAGGGGACGACGAGGCTTACGAGCACGTTTAGGTGGCATCAGGCAAGTCAATTTTATTCGAGATTGAAAACTCGAATAAACGCGAGCGTCCAAGACCACCCGCAACCCCGCACTAAACTCGCTTTCGCCACCTACTGCTATCAGAAGATAAAACAGGAGGTGTATGCAAGTATTCAATAGGCGGGACGTCATCAGATGGTTTAGGTTTAATCCACTTACCAGCAACATTTACAGGTTTAATGTAAGTAGGAGACCGGTTTTTACTAAGAGGCTTATTAGACGGGACTTTTGGAGGATAAACTTTACGAGGCTTATCAACCCAAGTTCCATCAGCAACTTTCTTAGCCTTAAACTCATCAAAGGTAGGAGCAGGCACATCAACCCACTCACCATTTTTAACCTTGAGAGCTTTAAATTCAGAAAAATCACCAGTATGACCAGCAAACCCACACGGTAAAGTGGGTGGATCAACACTGATTTTCTTCTCTTTGATTTTAAAAACTTCTTCTTCTTGAATGATCTTAGGATCATTAAAGCGCACATGTTTCATAGCAGAAGCACGTTGCAAAGGTGGAGCTACCAGAGGTGAACTAAATTTAACACCAGAAGGTAAAACCTCACCACGAACAACGACAGGTATCTCTGTCTTGGCAGGAATACTAGCCATAAACATGGGCGCAGCCATTAATTGAGGTAAAGTGGTGCATTGTTGACACCACACAGTGAAGCGCTTATAATCAAATTGAGGAACCTGTGCTTCTACAGCATCCAGCATCCACTCGGCAGGTTGATTAACATATTGGTCCTCAGACTTATACCTAGAAAGCCATGACCTAATCGCTTCAGTAGCTTGATTAATAACAGGTGTTGATCCATTAATTGAGATAACCGCACGGCAAAAATCCCCAATGATTGGGGTATGCAAGTCAGTCAATGCAAAACCACGAATTTTCTCAAATAACTTCATAGTAGGAGTGACATTATTGGGCAAGCCAACACAAGTATGCAACTTGGCAGCCTGGCGAAGAACATCGCACATATTAGTTTCATCACCAAACCACACATCAGGGGAATAACACCTAGCCAAAAACTTAATGCCAATTTTACCACGGAGAATGGGTTCAATAGTGAGACGCTGGCCAATAAGCTTCGCAGCCTTAATATATGTGGCAGTATCAATATCCGCAGTAAGACCATCATCACCACCATAAATGCCAAGGCGTTCAAACGCTTCATCGGGCCCAATAAAGAGCCCATCACGCAAAGATAACCGCCGAGCCAAAAATGCAACAAAGGCATTAACCATGGTGTTAAACAATGAAGTTTCAGGAGAGCCAGATGCACGCGAAAAGCCAGTCTCATACTTACTATCAAAAGTGGCATAAGCTTTAAGATTAAACTGACTATAATGTAATTGCAAGAGCGCGGGATGTTGTGAGGGATGAAAAGATCGAATAAGGAGCATACGCTCCAACTGACGCATAAGGTTGGAACCATGTCCATCAAACTTACTGAAGTCAGTATTAGAGCCAGAATGTGCTTGAGCTAAGACTTGCGTAACACGTTGTGCAATCTGCTTAGGAGTCTTAGAAAAAGCGTACCAAGGCTGAACCTTAAGAAGCTTCTCAAACGCATACATATAGCGACTATATTCAATCTTATCAACAGGATCAATAACAGAAATAGCGCGTGGATCTTTAATATTGCCATACGCTTCTTTCTTTCCAAACATTTTAACAATATACCTGGAAACAAGACCTTGAGAATCATAAAACAACTTACGCTGTTTAGGTCTATGCTGTCGAACCAACACTTCATCATGATCAGTAGGAAACAAACGGCCTTTTAACGCTTCGGGAATAACTTTCTCACAAAACTCATTCATAACCTTAACCAGAAAGGGGGTTAACTCCAACTCAGGAGCCTTAACACCAGTAACACGACCAGCAATACATTGTTCCTCATTTGCACGAGTTTGATCAGGAGCAAAGGCGCCATCGATAAGAGGCGACATGAATGGATGCAATGAAGCCTTAGCAGTCGAATCATACATGCCAGGATTAAATTGATAGCGAATGACAGATTCATTAACTGGACAAACCATATCAGTTTTTGCACACACTTTTGATTTATGATACTCAAGAAGTGGAAGTGCAATAGACCTATCACCATCAACAAAGGCCATAACATGCGCCAATGTTAAAACAAAGGCATTAGTACGGGCCAAAGTAGCAATAGATTCATCAATTAAAACAGATACAGTAGATGATGAATAAGCATCACAACGGCCAGTTGAAACCTGCAAACCAGCGTGAGATGAGGTCATGAGCCGAGTAAACCCATTACCTACACACACGGATAAGCGCTTCAATGTAGCATAGCTAAGCGCAAACCGATGCAAAATGGATCCAAGAGTACCCCAAGAACCAGTGGGTACAAGCATAATAATCTCATGATCGGATGCAGCGGCTTTACGTTCCACAATATAACTCGCTGAACACGAGGTATAATAAGGAATTAAAAACCACCACTTCCAGCCAGATTGGGTAACAACAAACTCATCAAGAGAATAATTCCAAACAAACTGGCTATAAGAAGAACCGCCCGTAACATTATAAACTAACTTGCCCACATCATTAAAGGTATAACTATAATATTTACTAACCTTAGACACCTGATCAGGTTGAACAGTATATATAATGTAAGGATGGACATTTTCACACAGAAAACTAGGCATGTCCATATATTGGTCAACATCCACAATGGCTATAAGTGGATTTAAAGGAATGACCATAGGGCTAGGGGGAACCGTAACATCCTTTGCCCAATAATATGACCTATTACCCTTACGCTTAGAACGAACATCAGCGCAAGACTTCTCAATAAAATAAGAATCCAACCCCATAAGTGAAGAAAATAAGTCAATAAACGACGTCGCTGCAGAACGGTCAGCAGCACTAGGCCCATGAGTATGAACACGAGGGGCCTTTTGCACAGGAACACCGGTTGTTTTAAAACAGGTGCGAAGAAGTACAGGATCAAAGCGAGGTAAACGCTTCAACCTATCAAGCCAAATAGTGCGTCGTTGCACATCATTAATTTGCTTGGTAAACTTATACTTGAGATACCGATAAAAGACATACAATGGTAAAAGGTGATAACCAACGTCCCAGATCATAAATAAATAACCTGAAAGATCAGGTATCTCAATACGAGGAAGCGAACGAGACCGGTGTCTCTGGGCTTCCAACTTAGATTTAGTAGCAGCAACAGAAGCAATCCCAAGAGCGGCCTTAGCAGCACGCAACTCAGAGATTTCCTCAGCAATATCCATATAACGCTTATAAGAATCGGGCAGAATGGGTGATAAATCGACCTCAACTGGCACAGAAATTATAGGCGCAACTTGAACAGGGTGCACTATAGGGGTGGTCAGAATGGGTGATAAATCGACCTCAACTGGCACAACAACTACAGGCACAACTGGCAAACTGTCACTAACCAAATCATCATCAACTACAACGGGGGTAAGACAAGGCAAATTTGCCCCATAACCATCATCATCTAACTCCCGGGCTGCACGTTGCAGCGCATTATGTAGAGCATCGCTAGCAGCGAAGGACTCAGGGCCAAATTGTCGCGTAACAGCGGCTGCCCCGTACACACAGCGCGCATGATCAGCGCGCTGTTGATAATTATTTGCCATACACAGGCCTATCAAGAACAAAGAAAACTTGAATAGTATCATGTAAGCAACAAATTTTTAAGGAGATTTGAAAAACTCGTATCATGTAAGCAACAAATTTTTA